GGCATCAACCGTGTGATCACCAACGATTATCAGTACAGCCTGCCGCTGACCGAAGGCAGCGACGGCCGTCCTGTGACCGATGCCCGGAGGTTCTATCCCGCCGACAAGATCACCTTCTTCTCCGGAGACGGTAAGATCGGTGACGGCCTGTGGGGCGATCCGCCCACCGTTCGTGCAAACAACTTCATGGCCGGAGCCACGGATGCGGCGGCGAGCCAGTCCTCCCCGTACGTCTACGTGAGCCAGTATGTCGAGAATGATCCTGTGATCGTCTGGACGAAGGCCGAGGGCCTGTTTGTGCCTGCGCTGTTCAACCCGACCGCGCTTTTCATCGCCACCAAGACCGCCACGCCGCTGAACGCGTGATGAAATACATCAGCACGGTCACGTGGCGCGACAATACGGACGGCCATCTCTACCACGAAGGGGATCCTTTCCCCTTCGATGGCAGGGAGGTCGCGGAGGACAGACTGGCGGCGCTGGAGACGGGCCGGAATCGGGCGGGATTTCGGCTGATCGAAGCGGCAAGCGCCGGGGAGGAATCCGCGGAAGGCCGGAAGGAAGACAAGGCCGGAGAGGTCAAAAAGGGGCAGAAAACGGCAGCCGATGCGGCGCCGGAAGGAAAGCCCAGGCGGACACGCAAAAAAGCGGAGTGAGACAGGGGGAGAGCCATGCTGCAGGAAGTGCTGGAGTACATCCACAACTATTTCATCCGCACTCCGATCCAGGGGAAATTCACCCTGACGGAAGGGACGCTGACCCCGGAGCCTGGCACAAAAGCGCCGGAGTTGCAGGAAGGGCAGCGATTCTGGATTGTCGGGAGTGTTTTCAACGACGGGGTGTACACATGGCGCTCCACCGGGATCATGACCGACGATGATGATGCGGCGGCGGGGCTTCAGCCGGAAACGTTCGCCGGGACGATATGCGCGCTCGCGGTTCCTCCTGCCGTGATTGCGCTGGCTGAAGAGATCAAAACATGGGTGGACAAAAACAGCGATGCGCTGAACGGACCGTACCAGAGCGAGAGCTTCAACGGGTACAGCTACACGCTGAAATCCGGAGGCACAGGAGGGAACGGATCCGGCTACAGCTGGCAGGATCAGTTCGGAAAGAGACTGGAGAGATGGAGGAGGCCGTTCCTGTGAGTCTGCTTGATACATACACCGTTCCCTGCGTCATGCGCGAGAAGACGCGCGTGGACGACCCCGTAGGCGGATACGCGACGGAGTGGGTGGACGGGGTGAAGTTTGACGCGGCCTGGGAGTATATCTCCGCGCCGGAGGTCATGCTGGCAGAAAAGCAGGGCGTGGAGCGCACCTATAACATTTACGTGGACAGGACGCTGGACATGGACTATCACGATGTCTTCCGCAGGCTGGACACCGGGGACACGTACCGGGTGACGAACCCGGGCACCGACCGTTTCACGCCGACGGAGAGCCGGATCAACCGGCGCCTGATCGCCGTGGAAAAATGGCAGCCGCCGCGGGAGGAGTGAGCGAGGAATGTACCAGGCACAAGCCGCGCTGAAGCAGTTTTTCAGCGGTTTTGGAATCCCGGCCTACACCGAGGACACCGTGCCGGAGGACGTCTCCCTGCCCTACATCACCTACGCAGCGGGCCAGCCGGAATGGGATCAGAAGCGGGACGGGTGTCTACCATGTGATGCTCAGAGGCATCAACCGTCAGGATATCTTTGAGGATGAAGAGGATTACCTGCAGATGACCTCCATCCTCAGAGGACTGACGGACAGGTATGACGATAAGGGGCTGCGCTTACCTCCACTGTGCATATTCTATGCCTATTGCCTGATGAGCAACCATATCCACCTACTGATTCAGGAGCGTGAAGAGCATATCAGTGAAGTCGTGAAGAGAATTGGTGTGACTTACGCCCACTATTTCAACAAGAAATACGAACGCAATGGCCATCTGTTTCAGGACAGGTTCCGAAGCGAACCCGTCGACAGCATCGAGTATTTCGTTATCCTACTTAGGTATATTCACCAGAATCCTCTTAAGGCCAGAATCGTGGAGGAGATTGATGATTATTCGTGGAGCAGTTGGAAGGAATATGTTTCTGATAGTTGTATAGCCCCATTCTGCTCTACGAAAGTTGTCTTTTCCAGAGTTCCCAAAGAGGATTTGACGGAACTGGTCAGCTCACCTGTTGAGGAATACGGACAGATACTGGATATTGACACTGACG